TTCATATAAAAACTTCTCGCGAGATACTTCGCCAGCTTTATGTTTACGGTATAATTCTAATGTTGTCATGCTAATAAATATTAAGCTCTACCTTGGCCTTTATACTGCTTAGGGCGTGGTGTATGTTTGTTATATGATTTTTGTCCAGAACCTGGTCCTGTTTTGCGTTTGCCAAAAGTTGTTTTTTGGCTGTTACTCGCTGACTTTGCTTTAGCCATTTTATTTTAATTTTTTAACCTTTTTATTTAAATCACTAATGATAGCTTTAATTTGATTTAAAGCTTTTTCAGTGTATTTTTTAAACTTAATATTTTCATCACCTTCACTTAATTCCATTTTTAAACGCTCCATGTACTCATACAACTTATTAATTTCCATAGCACGCTTTTTTACAGCTTTAACTGCTTGATGAAAATGTTCTGGTTTATTTCTTGTTTTAGTTTCATTTCTAAAACGAGCATAATTTTCTTGGAATAGTTTTTTATAATCAATAGCTTTAGAAGCACGATTAGGAACAGAAGGAGCTAAAGAACCACCAAATGTTTTGATATAGTCTTTAGCGATTTTATTACCGTCTTTCTTTTTAGCAAAAGCATATTTTGTAGCCACACCTTCACCAGTACCAGGAGTTACAGACGCGCCAGTTCCAGTCATAGACATTTCATCTAATACTTCTTGAACTAATGCTTCTAGTATTTCTCTATTCATTTGTATTCTTAATTTCGTCTATTAATTGATAGTATTGTAGTAACGAAACTATATGATCATCCTTAACTGTTGATTTAGAAGGAATAGGCTTAATAAAACTAATAATTTCAGTTAATTTAATTTCAATTACTTTATCATTAATTTTAGACTTAAGAGTATTTAATTCTTTCTTAGCTATTGTTAAGTTTTCATTAATAAACTCTTTAAGTTTAGCTGTATCATTTATATTATTAATGTATTCTTTTAATACATTCTTTTGTTTATTTGATAAGTTAGAATACTTACTATTGAACTTTTCAATTAGCATTTTATATGCTAAAAGACGAACATTCTTATCTTCTTTCATAAACTGTTCTTCAATAGTTTCAGCAGTTGGTTTAGCGCTGGCTATTGGTTTTTTAGTTATATGTTCAAGAAGAGTAATTTTATTTATAACAATTTGTTTAGGTTCAATAAAACTATCATTGTTTGAAGACTCAAATAATGTGTATGTGGCTGCTAGTACAGGATAACTAGTGATTTTAGACTTAAAAAAGCTTTCCAAGTCATAATGTTTCTTAATTTCTTTAATTAAGTTGTATTTTTCTTTACTTAATTGCTCTTTGTTTAACTTTTTACTTTGTTCAAGTACTGTTGTTACAAGAGTATTAGCTTTTACTTCACTTAATCTTGGGGCGGTCACAATTGTGTGATAAAGTTTATGTTCCTTGGCTAGCTCACTATTGGTGAAAAAGCGTTTTACTATTCTAACGGCTTTTGAGTCAGCGTTAGCTAAAGTATCAGACGCAATTTGACGAACTAATAGTTCGAACAAGATGCCAGTATTTTTAAACTTTGAGTGTTTAATTTTCATAATTCAATATAGTGTACACTACTTATAAATATGTATATTATTTAATTTCATCGCGGATATTGTTCTCATCTAACATATCACCATGTTCAAATAAATTCACTTTGCGGCTAAATGGCATTTGCTCTAGTGATTTTTTATTTTTTAGATACACAGCTGTAGATTCTAACGCAAGTGGTGAACCGCCTTTATATGAAGGGCGTATAGTTCCGTCTTCTTGGTCATTACCTGCTTGATAAGCTTTAGTACCTAAACGGTCTTTACCTAATGGATCATCTTGTTTATTGATAAATGAATCAGATTTTTGAGGACGACCAGGTAAATGAGTTGGCTCATTTGGATTTTTCTCATTATATCCTAATGGTATATTTTCAGGATTCATACCTTTTCTACCCATACCATAAGCCACGGCTAGTTGATGTGGAGTACCGAATGCTTGACCACTAGTTGATGGATCATTACCCTCATTTTCAATTTGTTGGTAACGGAACTTGCGCATCTTATCTTGAGCAATTAAGTCACGATATTCTTGGAATTGATCCTCACTTAAATGAAGTATATCAGTGTAAATGTAATCAGTTGGTAATAACTCAGCATCCAATATATCTTTAGCTAACGCTACTTTTTCTTTCAATAACGCTACTTTTTCTTGATCATATATAATTGATGGAGTAGTTAATGATAATTCAAAGTTAGTTAAATTACTTCCATCATAACCCTGAGTATATAAGTGTACTAGAGCTATTTTAGTTAATTCACTAACAACAATTCTTTGGATACGTTCTACTGTACGAGCAAAACGAATATCTTCAGCAGCTAATGTAGCTTTACCAGTTAAGTCTTTTTCATAACCCATAAACGCTTTAGGTACTTTAAGAGCAGCAAATAACTTATCTCTTAAGTAATTAACGTCTTCAATACCATTGTACTCTAAACCTTTTGTAGTATCAATACGAGTTGATTGGTCATTACCTCTAACAGGAATATAAAAATCCTCCATCATGTTCATCAAGTTGAACTTAAGGTTATATTGACCTGTTGATTGATCAATATATGGTGTTTTTTTCATTTTAGACACCATCTTTTGCATGTATCCTTCTACTTCATGTGGAGGTATAGAACCAACGTTCATATAGAAAATACGTTTTTCAGGTGCACGCATGATTCTATGAATCATCATAGCGTCTTCCATTAAAACATATTGCTTAAATAATTTACGGCCTGGTTCAAGGTATGAGCGGCCATAAGGTAAGTAGTTAATATCACCTAATAATCTAAAGTGAGCCATTTCATAGTTCTCAAAATAGATATCATTGTTTTGTAATGGTAAAGGCATACTACCATAACCCATAGTTGTACCAGCTACGCTAGTAGGATCGTATTTAAAACGCACATAGGTTGGATTTTCTCGGTCAGTACCTTCTTCTCGTATAATTGAGTAAGCCGAGAAAGGTATGACATTATATACGCCGTATTTTTCGGCTATTTCTAATTTAAGATAGAAGTCACCGTACTTACACATTGTTCTAATCCAAGTCCATAAGTTAAACTCAATGTTTAACACATCATAAAACAAGTTTTGTAATATTTTTTTAATATTTTCATCAGATGATTTAATCTGTATTATATCTCCATGCTCATTTTTTAATGTACTTTCATCAGCTATAATATCAAGAGCAGATGCTACAATAGCATCGGTATCCATCGCCTCATAGTCTGTGTATAATTGTACACGGAGTGTCTGGTAGTTGTATATGTTGTTTAGATTATATACACCAGCACCAGAGGTTGTATATATTTTTGAGAATCTATCAACAAGAGCATTTGTTTGTAGTACACCCATTGATTGGATACGTCCTGTATCCATCACTTTTAACTCATTACCACCAACATTACGTATAATAACGTCAGTTGAAAAGAGTCTGCGTAGGTTACCAAATAGTGAATTATTAGCCATTTATGTAGTATATGTTATAAATATTTTTTAAAGCAACCAAGATATGTCTTCCATTTGGTTATTACCAATATCCATTTGGTATGGATTTTGTGGACCCATTGGAGTTGGTGTAAACACGGAAGGCGAGGAAATATAATTAGATCTACCTATACTTCCAAGTGAGGCTCGTGTTAAGTCCATACCTGCTTGATTAAATCTTAAAGCAGTATCACGCAAAAACATACTAATGCCAAATGCCATTACAAGGTCATCATTATATCCATCATTGGCTTGTGCTTTACCATTTTTCCAAATAAATGTTCTTAATTCCTCTAATGTACGACGTGATTGAATAATACAAGCACGTTCTCTCATGTATGCTTCTAGTTTAGAAACAACAAGTGGTCTAGTTTTTGTTGAGTTAGTGAAACCAGGTACTAAGTTATTCTCGTTTCTATTTAAGAAATTTTCCATTGTGATATTAGAAGTATCTGATTTAGAAGAGTAGAATAAGTTTTGGTATCCTCTATCTATAGCGGTTTGAATAGTATCCCAACCTATATTAGCGTTTTCAATCACTAATAAAGCATTATTCCATTCAGTAGCTATTGATACAAGTAAATGACCATAATCACGAGTACCAAGTTGTCCTTTATACTCTTCTACTTGTTTAGCTTCAGCTATATCAATAACATGGCATGCAGAATAATCTTTACCATCACCTCGAGCGACGTCAGCTACAACCATATATTGTTTAGTATAGTCAGGAAATTCCCAACGCCATAAGTTACCATCAAAACCACCTTTAGCTATTGGATCAGCTTGATATGTTTGAATATACCAATTTAGAATATCAGGTTCAACTACTGTATCACCTGAAGTACTAAAGTCACAGTCACATTCTTGAGCTGCATTTCTAATACCTAGAATAGCATCTTGCTCATCTCTCCATTGTTGGTTTCTTTCAGGATGGACAGTCCAAGGTAATTTTATAGCTATAAAACCATTTGATCCAGCTTCAGCTCCAGTGAATGTTCTATGGAACCAGTTACCTGTACCATATGGAGTAGAAATGGCTATACATTGACCTCCAGTAGCTAATGTTTGTTGAGCAGAAGCGAAAATCTCATCTATACCTTCAATGAAGGCAGCCTCATCTAGTAACAGTAAAGATACGGCTTCAGATCTACCTGCATCACCTGTAGCACCTACTGCTTTAATTTGAGAACCGTTTGTTAGTTTAAGAGATAATTTGTTATTCTCTACTGCTTTTACTTTTAACCAAGTAGGTAAGTTATCATAAGCAAACTTTACTTTAGTAACCATGTTTTTAGCAGTTTCTTGCTTAGTAGCAATACAAAGTATATTTTTGTCTTTATTAAATAACATTAACCAAAGAGAATAGGCTGATACTAGAGTAGAGATACCTAATTGTCTTGATTTATTAACTACACTATAACGATTTTTTTGAAACTGATTTAATACAGCTGATTGGAATGGGTATAGATTAAATTGGATTCTACCACGTTGTGGGTGTTGAATCCAATAGTATTTTTTCATAAAATAAACAGGGTCTTGAGCACACCTAACAAACTCCTGTTTAATTATTTCTTTTATATTTTGTTGTTCACTCATATACAATTGTTGTATATAAATATATAAAAAAAGTCTAGCCTTACGGGGCTAGACTTCAGAGCTATAATACTGAGACTATAGCGGGGCTTGCATGGGTAAGAGTTATTTTACTAATTCTAATTCGTTTTCTGGCCACCAAAGCATATAATCGCCGTCTTCTTCTGTATTCACAGGCTCAACTAAGTACCAAGGATAGTGTATATTTTCATCATCTAAATTATACTTTTGATTTGGGATTATATATTCAGGATCGTTTGGATCCTCTTCAACTGCTTCCCAATTAGGTCTTACATCTAATATCTTAT